ACCTAGCTGGCCCCCCACCCCCACATATGACCGTAGGGTATTTATATCCTACGTCTATAATAGTTAGGTTGATAAATTCATTCAAATGTATTATCGTTTGGAAATGTTAGCCAATTTACAAGCACTTCCTGATGAAGTATTAAAAGAAACCCTGTTACTAGAAGAACAGTTAAGGAGACTAGAAACTCGTGATCTAGCTCGTGAAAAGTTTATGGCGTATGCAAAACATGTGTACGATGGTTTCATTGAAGGTAGGCATCACAGCATAATAGCCGAGAAGCTAGAACTTATAGCCCAGGGCAAACTTAAAAGGCTCATTGTCAATATGCCCCCCCGTCATTCAAAATCTGAATTTGCGTCATATTTAATGCCGTCATGGTTTTTGGGAAGGAACCCTAAGTTAAAAATAATACAAGCTACAATGAATACGGAGCTTGCTGTGAGGTTTGGTAGAAAAGTCCGAGATCTTATAGCCGACCCCATATATTCTGATATTTTCCCTGAAACCGATTTAAAACCAGATAGTCAGGCTGCTGGTAGGTGGGAGACTAGTGCAGGGGGGGAGTACTTCGCTGCGGGGGTAGGTGCTGCGATGACGGGACGTGGTGCAGATTTATTAATTATTGATGATCCTCACTCGGAACAAGATGCTTTGTCGGTAAACGCTTACGACAATGCTTATGAGTGGTACACTTCTGGACCGAGGCAGAGGCTTCAACCGGGGGGTACCATCATTATTGTGCAGACAAGATGGTCTAAGAAGGATTTGACGGGTCGTTTATTGGCTGCCCAAGCAAAAGACATTATGGCGGATCAATGGGATTTAGTTGAATTTCCTGCTATTATGCCATCGGGGGAACCATTATGGCATGAGTTCTGGAAAAAGGAAGAGCTGTTAAAAGTTAAGGCTTCGCTGTCTCCTGGTAAATGGAATGCTCAGTGGCAACAAGATCCTACTTCTGATGACATTGCTATGGTTAAGCGTGAGTGGTGGAATCTATGGGAGCATGAAAAAATTCCTAGACTGGATTATATAATTCAAAGTTATGATACTGCATATAGTAAAAAAGAAACTGCCGATTATTCTGCTATTACGACTTGGGGTGTATTTGAGCCGAAGGAAGATGGAGAGCAGCACTTAATTTTGTTAGACGCTAAAAAGGGACGTTGGAATTTTCCTGAGTTAAAAGAAGTTGCAATGGAGCAGAACGAGTACTGGGAACCCGATATGATGTTAATAGAAGCAAAAGCTTCTGGTGCTTCTTTAGCAGATGAGTTAAGATTATTAAACCTACCGGTCAACACATATAGCCCCGGTAGAAGAAAAGGTGGGGGAGGTATGGATAAAACTACAAGAATGCATATTGTGTCTCCTATTTTCGAGTCGGGAAAAGTGTGGTATCCTGATGAAAGGTTTGCTGACGAGGTTATTGAGGAAGTTGCTTCTTTTCCTAATGGCGATCATGATGACTATTGTGATAGTATGACGATGGCCCTAATGAGATTTAGACAAGGTGGTTTTATTAGTTTACAAGGTGAAGATATTCCAGAAGATTGGTATCCAAGACGAGCAAGAGAATATTATTAGGAGAAGACAATGGGTGATAAATTTAAAAAACCACCATTTAAGGCATCAAGAGCAGGTAATGCAACTGTTAAAAAAGAACATGTCTTACTAGATAAGTATGGCAAAGAGGTAAAGGAAACCAAAACTGATAAAAAAGATTCTGGTAAATTTACTCAAATACTAAAACATATTGGTAAAAAATTAAGTGGTAGAAACCCTGCTTTATCTTTGGGAATGACTCCTGAATATAAAAAACAAATGATAAAAATGATGGGTGAAGGAAAACCTGAAGAAGCAAAAAAGGGTAAGGCTATTAGAATGAACATGGGCGGAGTACTAAAAAACCGGGGTGGTACATATAAAGGTACTTATTAATCAAGGAGAAGACAATGGCTAAAGATAAAAAATATGAAACAACTAATCCTGTCTTTAAAGAATTTTTAGATGGTCTTAAAGAAGCTGATGAGTCAATGAAAAAAGCAATAGATAAAAAAAATACAAAATCTAAAAAAATGGGAGGTACCGTTAGAAAAATGAACATGGGTGGGGTAATGAAATCCCGTGGTGGGACATATAAAGGTACTTATTAATGGCTAAGAAAAAAGCTACAAAAAAAGGAAAGTGTGTTACTAATCGATTTTCAGATCGTATGCTTCCTAAGAAAAGTAAAAAAACAAGGATAACATAATGGCAATACAACCTAGACAAATAGCAGGAATGGTAGAAGACTCAATGGGGGCGGGCGGACAAATGATGCCCGAAGAAGATAGTCTCCAGGTCGAAGTACCGAGTAACGAGGATCAATTACCTGAAGGCATAGAGCTTATGGGTGAAGAGACAATGGAAGTTGATGCTGAACCCTACGACCACGCTGCTAATTTAGCGGAGGTTCTTGATGATGGTGTACTTGGTTCTCTGTCCTCGGATCTTCGAGCTAAGTTTCGTGAAGATTTGGAGTCTAGGGAAGATTGGGAAGAAGCTATTGCTAAGGGACTAGGGTTACTTGGAATTAATTATGAAGATCGAAGTGAACCTTTTTTAGGGGCCAGTGGTGTAACACACCCACTACTTTCTGAAGCTGTTACGCAGTTTCAAGCACAATCATATAAAGAGATGTTGCCAAGTGGTGGCCCTGTAAAAACACAGGTTTTAGGAACACCAACACAAGAGACAGAAGCACAGGCTCAACGTGTAGAAGATTTCATGAATTACCAAATTACAGAGATCATGGAGGAGTATGACCCCGACACTGATCAGATGTTATTTTATCTGCCCTTAACTGGTTCTACATTTAAAAAAGTATATTTTGACGAGACTAAGCAAAGGGCAGTTTCTAAATTTGTACCAGCCGAGGATATGGTTGTTCCGTATTCGGCTTCTGATTTAAGGACAGCTGAGAGAGTTACTCATGTTGTTCGGATGTCGTACAATGATATTCGTAAATTACAAGTAGCAGGAGTTTATAGAGATGTTGAATTATCTGAAGCAGATGATAGCGAAGGGGAAGGAGTTATCCAAGAACGTGCTGACGAGTTGTTGGGATTACGTCCAAACTATTCCGATGACTCTTACACTTTATTGGAGTGTCACATTGATTTGGATTTGGAAGGTTTTGAAGACACGGATATGGAGGGGAATCCTTCGGGTGTTATGTTGCCTTATATTGTCACCATTGATCAAAGTTCTGGAAAAGTGTTATCGATTTCTAGAAACTTTAGAGAACAAGACACATTAAAGAGAAAGAGACAATATTTTACTCATTTCAAATTCTTACCGGGATTTGGTTTTTATGGTTTCGGGCTACTCCACACAATTGGAGGTTTATCTCGTGCTGCAACTTCTATTTTAAGGCAGTTAATTGATGCAGGTACTTTATCGAATCTTCCAGCGGGTTTCAAAGCGAGGGGTGTTCGTATTCGTAATGACGATGAGCCTCTTAATCCTGGTGAGTTTAGAGACATCGATGTCCCAGGCGGAGATCTCAAGAACTCCATTATCCCACTGCCATACAAAGAGCCTTCTCAAACATTAGCACAACTTTTAGGTGTTGTTGTTGACTCTGGTAGACGTTTTGCACAAGTTGCAGATGCTAAACTAGCTGATATGAATTCAAATGCACCTGTTGGAACGACTGTTGCGTTGATTGAACAGGGTTCAAAGATCATTTCTGCTATACATAAGCGTCTACATTACGCTCAAAAGCAAGAATTTCGCATGTTAGCGGAGATTTTTAGTGAAAATCCGGTTCCATACCCTTATTTTGTTGGAGAAATGCCTCCAGATACTATGCAAAAGGATTTTGATGGTCGTGTGGACATACTTCCGGTGTCAGATCCTAATATTTTCTCTATGGCACAACGATTATCGCTTGCACAGACACAATTACAGCTTGCACAAGCAGCTCCGCAGATACATAACGTACATGAAGCGTATAGAAGAATGTATGATGCACTAGATATCAAGAATATAGATGCTATTTTACCCGCACCTATGCAACCACAACCAATAGACCCAGCAACCGAGAACGGAAATGCTATTAAGAACATGCCAATACAGGTGTTTCAACAGCAAGATCATGAAGCACACGTTAAAGCTCATATAGCTTTCTTATCAACTCCTGCTGGACAGATTAATCAACAAGCTTTTATTATGTTACAATCCCATGCACAAGAACATATTGGTATGATGGCTCGTGATCAGGTAACTACATTCTTTCAAAAAGCATCAGAAGTAGCTCAATTATCTGGTCAACAAGTTCCGCCTTTGGATCCAAATGCTGTCGAAGCAGCCATTGCTCAACAGGTTGGTGAGATATTAAAAGAGGTAATGCCTTCATTACAGCCACAGCAACAGGAAGATCCTTTAGTTGAGATTAGAAAGAAAGAGCTAGAGAATGATACAGCTGAACTTGAACGTAAAAAGATGAATGATCAGATGGATTTTCAAATTGATCAAGCTAAATTACAACAAGCTTACGATTTAGCTCAAGAAAGACAAAAACTTCAAGAAAGCATTGCCGATGATAGGAACGATGTAAATTTATATCGAATTAATACGGCAGCAGCCAGTAAAGGAATGGCGTTACCTGTGAGGGGTAACAAAGCTAAATAAGCTATGATATAATCTGGATATGGATCCAGTAACTATATCATTAGCCGTAGGTGTCGCAAGTAAAGCATTTGATGCAATCAAATCTGGATTTGCAATGGGTCGTGATTTAGAGCAAATGTCTGGAGATTTATCCAGATGGATGGGAGCGTCATCCGATGTTGATCAAGCGGAGAAACAAGCGAAAAATC